TATACAAGTAAAGGATAAGTATAAAACCACTTATTATGTTTCTCCTTGTCATAAAAATCAATAAATATGGAAAATAACGCATTACAAGTAGATTATAGCAACTGGGAAGCTGGAAAACAATACCCAGAATGGATGGATGAAATTTCTTTAGCAACAATATCTAAAGGATATCTACTTCCAGGTGAAGATGTAAGAAAAGCTTATAGAAGAGTAGCTAATGCAGCAGCATTTAGATTAAAAAAACCGGAATTAGGTAATAAATTTTTTAAATTAATGTGGAATGGTTGGTTAGGTTTAGCTTCACCTGTAATTTCTAATATGGGTACAGATAGAGGTTTACCTATTTCATGTTACGGTATTGATACTCCCGATTCAATTAGAGGAATTGGTTTAACAAATGCCGAATTAATGAGATTAACTTCTAAAGGTGGTGGTGTAGGAATTGGTTTATCAAAAATTAGACCTAGGGGAACTGAAATAGCAGGAAATGGTAAAAGTGAAGGTGTAGTTCCATGGGCTAAAATTTATGATTCTACTATTATAGCTACTAATCAGGGTAATGTAAGAAGAGGGGCAGCATCAGTTAACTTAGATATAGAACATCCTGATATAAATGAATTTTTACAAATTAGAAGACCTAAAGGTGATCCAAATAGACAATGTTTAAATCTACATCAATGTGTAGTTGTAGGTGATACTTTTATGCGTAAATTAGAATCAAGGGATCCTGATGCTTTAAATACCTGGGCTACTGTTTTAAAGGCAAGAATGGAAACAGGTGAACCTTATATCATGTATAAGGATAATGTTAATAAAGATAATCCAATAGCATATAGATTAAATAATTTAGATGTATCCATGACTAATATTTGTTCAGAGATTACTTTATTTACTGATGAATGGCATTCATTTATTTGTTGTTTATCTTCACTAAATTTAGCTAAATATGAAGAATGGGCAAATACAGATACAGTTGAAATGGCTACTTGGTTTTTAGATGGTGTAATGCAGGAATTTATAGATAAATCTAATGGTAAAGACTCGTTAATTAGAACTCATAACCATGCTAAAAAAGGTAGGGCATTAGGATTAGGTGTAATGGGATGGCATACATTTTTACAACAAAAAGGATTACCATTTAATTCAATTGCTTCAACTGCTCATACACATAATATATTTTCTGATATAAGAAATAAAGCTGAAAAAGCATCTATGGATTTAGCCGCAGAATATGGTGAGCCAATCTGGTGTAGAGGTACAGGTATGAGAAACACTCATGTATTAGCTATAGCACCTACCGTTTCCAATTCAGTAATTTGTGGAGGAGTAAGTGCAGGTATTGAACCATTACCAGGAAATGTTTATACTTTTAATGGAGCTAAAGGTACTTTTATTAGAAAAAATAAAGTATTGGAAGCATTATTAGAATCCAAGGGAGAAAATAAAAATAAATGGTGGGATCAGATGTTAGCTGATGGTGGTTCAGCACAAAATCTACCAGATAATGTATTAACTCCTGATGAAAAAGAATTATTTTTAATATTTTCTGAAATAAATCAATTAGAACTTGTACGTCAAGCTGCAATAAGACAAAGATATATTGACCAAACTCAATCTCTGAATTTGTCATTTGACCCCAATGATTCGCCAAAATGGATAAATCAAGTGCACATGGAGGCATGGAAGCTTGGAGTAAAAACATTATATTACCTAAGAACTGATAGTGTTATCAAGGGTGATCTTGGTTCAAGAATGGCGGATTGTGTCTCTTGCGATGGATAAACATATGTATTAACGTTATTCTTCATAGTTGTTAGTTACATATTGTTTAACTAAAATCATTTTTTTATGGAAATTTTAACTAAGATTGGCTCTTGGGCCAATAAACTGACTGAAATTGGAATTTCAGTAATCGCACTAGGAGTAGTACTTGAAGTATTATTTGGAGGTGTAGGTATTCCTTTTTGGAATAACATATCTGTAGTGGATAACATTATGGGGATATTAGGTAATCTTAATGCCGAAGGTTTACTAGGATTAGTAGGTGCTTTTGTGCTTATTCATATTTTGAAAAAATAGTAAAGGATTACGTAGAAATTTAAAAGGGGCGCATTAGCGTCCCTTTTTTTAATATTTATTAACAAATATAAAAATTTATTTAAATATGAGAATATTAATATCAATAGTTGCATTGTTAATAGCTTTTCCTATCTTCGGTCAAGAAGTAAAAGAGAAAAAAGATAAAAAACCTCTATTAACCCAATTTTACGATAATTTCCTAAAATACGCTACAGTATATGGAGCAGGTGATTATAGAGCACCTTATGAATCGTCAAATAAAAAATATTTAATTAGACAACCCGAAGGAGCTGGCTTATATGATGTTCCTATTGTTGAGGATGTTACAGAATACTTCCCATCAGATTATAGAATAGGATTTGGTATTCGTAAATTAGGTAGATTTCAATATGAAAGAAAACCTGGTAACTTTTGGACTGGTGATCAAAATGTAGAAAGACAAAACGCACTTATAGCTCCTACTTCTGCTGTTCAAGGATGGGAATATTTATTCCACTTCGAAAAAGAAAGGCGAAGAGGAGAAGAATGGGATAATCAAAGATATTTCATAAGACATACAGGTAAGTATCATATTGTAAAATTAGAATCTAGATTCCAAGGAGCATTTGATTTTAATTATAATGCTGCTGATGTTAGAGCAAGATTACCTATTGGAAAGAAATTTAGTATTTCGGCTGGTGCTGCTTTTAGAACACATGAAAGAGTTTATGGTGTTAATCCATATGAAATTTGGGTTAGTGCTTTGGATGCTGATGGAAACCAAGAAAATTACTGGTATGAATTAGCATATGAATATGGTTATCAAGATGCTTACTATCAAACAACTATTTATAACCCAATAACGGGAGAACAAGAAAATATAGGAGGATATTTTTGGTGGAACCCACAAGGGCAAATTGTAGCATCTTCAGATCCACAATTTAGAGACGGCCCTTATAAAAGATTAATTTCATTATATAATGATGAAGTATTAGGAGAAACTGGTACATTTGGATTAGTTAGTCCAGTTGTAGG